AGTCCTATTCGTCCCCACGGGCGAGACGTGGGAGCAGACGAAGGCAAGCAGGAGCGTGGTCTGAGTGGCCGACGAAGCGAAGCGGGGGGAAGGAGAGGGCGAAGAAGAGGACCTGCAGGATTCGGGCAGTGTGCGCCCCGCCCCGGAGTTCGCCGCGTGGGTAGAGTCCGCATGGCGTCTCTACTGCCGTGGGCAGCGCAACTGGACGGCCCTCGGGAAGCAGTTCGGGGTAGACTACCGCACCGTCCAAGGGGCCGTCCGCAAGTTCGGCGCGGCAGTCCGGGCCGCAGGCAGCGGTTCTGGGGTAGAAGCCTGGCAGGAGGCCCTCACGGGGCACGAAGAGGTCCTCTCAGAGGCATGGCGTATCCACGCGAACCCAGACGCCACGAACCAGGAGAGGCTCTCTGCCCTCAAGGTCGCGCAGGACAGCATCGGGCAGGTGGCGGCGCTGAATGGGGTAGTTACGAAACGCATGGGTATAGAGCATAGCGGCAAGGTGACGGCAGAAGTGGACATCCCCGACAATGGCACCCTCGCGAAGTACCTCCAAGACGCCGCAGACATTGCTCGCGGCGTGGCGGGCATCACAGCGGATGCTGGCCCGGATGCAGGAGACGAACCCGGCGGCGTGGGTGCTGCTGAATCTGAGGACTGACCGGGGCGGCTACCTCAACTACAGCGAGCGGCCCTACCTGCGGGACATCATCCTGGACGACCGCCCGGAGCAGGTCTGCATCGCCTGCGCGCAGTCGGGCAAGACGATCACGTACCTTGCTAAGACCTGGCACCGCCTCCTGCACCCACGGGACCCGGCCTTCACGCCGACGGCCATCTACACGTTCCCGACCGCCGAGGACGTGAACGAGTTCAGCAAGGCGCGCGCCAAGAAGATGATCCAGGCGTCGCCGCTGTTGACGGAGGAGATTGCGGACCTCGACTCGGCGGGTGTCAAGCAGGGCAAGTCGGGCTGGACGATCTACTTCCGGGGCACGAAGACCGAACGGGTCGCATTGAGCATCCCGGCGGGTATCCTGGTCCACGACGAGCTTGACCGTTCACAGCCGGACACCTTGCAGATGTACGGGGACAGGACGCGGGACAGCGCCGACCCCCACAAGTACGTCTTCAGCACCCCGACAATTCCCGGCGTCGGGGTGTCGGCGCAATGGGAGTTCAGCGACAAGCGCGAGTGGTTCTGGGACTGCCCCCATTGCGGGCATGAGCAGACGTTCGCGCCGATGGACCGGCATTGCACGTGGCGGGACGGCCTTGACCTTGAGGCGCTGGAGTTCCGTTGCCTGCGCTGCGGCGGACCGATTGGCAGGGAGCCGGTGTGGGCGGGCCGCTGGGTGCCGATGGCCCCGGAGAACGCTGAGGTCGCGGGCTACCACATCACGGGCATCATGCCGGCGCGCAGTACCCCGGCGCGCCTCACGAAGGAACTCACCAAGGCGAAGTTCCTGGAGCTGTTCGTCCAGGGGCACATCGGCCTGCCCGAGGTTAGCGGCACCTCGCAGATCACCGAGGACCTGATTACATGCGGCGATTGGCCGAACACACTGAGGTCAACCGAGCCGACCTTCGCGGGCCTTGACCAGGGTAGGAAGCTGGACTTCGTGTGCGGCGATGGCAAGGGCAAGGTCATCGCCGTCCACCGCTTCGACGATTGGAGCCAGGTGGCAAGCGCGATGGAGACGTTGAACGTGCGGGTGCTGGTAGGGGACAGCCAGCCGGAACCGAGGCCCTTGCAGGAACTCGTGGCGAGGTTTCCGAGGCGCGTCTTCCTCGCAGACTACAGCCTGACGACGCTGGACAGCGCGGCGTGGTTTGAGCGTGACGCCCGTGCCCCACGGGTACGGGTCCACCGGACGGCGGGGCTGGACATGACCGCTGAGCGGATCATCATGGGCGGCGCGGGCGGAGACGTGTTCCCGGCGCTCCCGCCGCAGGAGCTAGGCATCCTCAAGGCGCACCTGTGCGCTGCGAAGCGCACCCTTGAGGAGGACAGCCACGGGGTCTTCCGGGGCGTCTGGCGGGAGGTCGGCGACGACCACCTGCGGCACGCGCACCTGTACTACACAGTGGCATCACAGCTGTCCGTACCCTTGACGTACCTACTCGTCTAACGCGCATAGCGAACGGAGGTGGCATGGGCGTCGCAGATCGTGTCCTCAATTGGCTCTACGCACGCGCCCTACGCGCCGCTGATGCCATCGGCACCTCCGGCTCCCAGCAGCCCCCCCTCGCCTTCCGCACGGCCCTTGGCAGCATGGGCGTCGCACAGCCCACTAGCACCGTCAACGAGTTGGAGTTCAGTTGGCGGGAAGCCTACTTCTTCTCTTGCCTCAATGTCATCGCCACGAACGCGATGGCTGTGCCCCTAAAGGTCCAGACCCTCGGACCGACGGGCGGCACCCTCCGCGCATTCTCCCCCTCACACCTCCGCCATGCTGTGAAGCAACGCGCCGCTATGCCGCCGGACAGATACGCCACCTGGCTCCGCGACAAGGGCCTTGAAGCACAGGAGGTAGACGACGCTCACCCCTTGCGGCAACTGCTGGACACCCCCAATACCGATGCCGACACGTGGCCGGAGTTCATCGCGAAGGCATTCCTACACCTAGTTGGCACCGGCGACACGTACTGGGAGCTAGTCGGCGGCAAGGATAACGCGCCCCCCAATGCCATGTACCTGATGCAGCCGGACCGGGTGACAATCAAAGCGGACCCTGTGAAGTGGGTCGGCGGCTACTTCTACAAGACGGGCTATGTGGACGTGCCCTACACGACGGAGGAGGTTTTCCACTGCCGTCTGCCGCACCCGATGAATGACCTGTACGGTCTGTCGCGCGCCGACACGCTGGACAAGGTGTTGAAGACCCGCTGGAACGCCTACATCTTCAACAACAGGTTCTTTGAGGTGGGTGGCGATCCTGGGGGGATGTGGGTGCCGGAGGCGGGGACGAGTATCCCCGAGGCCGAAGGGCTGCGCCTCAATGACATGCTACAGGCGAAGCACGTCGGCGTGCAGAACATGGGCAAGTCGGGGTTCTTCTCACACCCGCTGAAGTGGATAGGCAAGGGGACGTCGCCGAAGGACATGGAGTTCGCGGCGCTCATACAGCAGACCGAGCACGACATCAGCGGTGTGGTGGGTGTGCCGCGCGCGCTGACCGGGCGCACCTCCGACGTGAACCGCAGCAACATGGACGCGCTCAAGGTCCTCCTTTGGGCGGGCACCATGCAGCCGCTGTTTTCGTTGTTGACCGCCAAGATGAACTCCAACCTCTGCCCTCGCTACGGTCCCGGCGTGTTCGTCGAGGCCGACTACTCCGGCATCGCCGTCCTACAGGAGGACGCGGACGCGCGGAGCAAGCGGGCGGTAGCAGGCTTCGATGCGAGTATCCTGTCCCGCAACGAGGCGCGAGACCAGGTGGGTGCGGAGCCGTTAGAGACGCCCGATGGCGATGTCTTCAAGACGAAGACCGGGGACGTGTTCGTGGCCGTTGGCACCGATCCGCAAGATGAGATCGCCCGTAAGGAGGAGGCGGACGTTGAGGCGAAGGCCGAGGCTACCGCGCGCCTGGAGCAGATGAACGCGGAGAAGGCGGCACAACCCGGCGAAGCGCCGGACGGCGCGCCTGTCCCGCCTGATGAACTCCGTGGCGTCTACCCGCTCTACGCACGGGGCTACGGGGACGAAAACCACGCCGCCGAGCATGAGGACTTCGAGGCGGTGGTGGCACCCTTTCGAGGCGGCCCTGATGGGCGACCTCGTGAAGTACATTCGGGGGCTTGAGGAGGAGACGCTGGCGGGACTATCGCGGGAGCGAGCGTTCCAGGTAACACGGGCGGCGAGCCCGGATGCCGTCTTGTTCTCCCCGCAAGTGGAGGGGGATGCCCTCTGGAACATCGTCCGCCTGAACGCCCTCAAGACGGCAGGGGCGGGGGCGATGAAGGAGTATGCCCGTGTCGGTGCGGGCCTCGTCTTCAACACGCTGAACCCGCGCGTCCAGCAGTACCTCAATGAGAAGGAACTGGTCATCAAGACCATCCCGAAGGCCTGGCACGACAGGCTGCGGGCGGAACTCCTCGCGGGCAACAAGGCGGGCGAGCCGGTCTCCGAGATCACGAAGCGCATTGAGGGCGTCTACGGGGACATGCAGACGTGGCAGGCGCGGCGGATAGCGCAGACGGAGACGGTCGGGGCCTACAATAACGGGGCGTACTCGGCGATCCTGACGGCGGAGGTGGGGAAGAAGAAGTGGGTGGCGACGCTGGACGACCGGGTGCGGGACAGCCACCAGGCATTGCACGGAACGGTGGTGGGGGCGAAGGAACCGTTCGTGACGCGACAGGGCGACAGGCTGATGCACCCCGGCGACCCGAGGGCGCCGGGGAGGGCCGTTATCAACTGCAGATGCACGGTCATAGCCATAGTCGAGAAGGGCGCGGCGCAGCCGGTGGCGGAGGGGCAGGTGCCGCCGCCGAGGGTGCCGGGGAAGCCCGCTGGCCTGCCGAAGTTCAACGCGGGCGGCAAGTGGGACGCGGATGGGATGACTAAGACCTCTGAGCGGGTGAGCAATCTACTCGATAGGGCTAGTATCATCGAAGGGGAGGACGAGACGAAGGAACGGATCGCGAGGGCATTGGCGAACCGGCTCAAGGGGAATGAAGACTGGCTTGATTGCTCTGTTCGAGAGGCATACAGCGGAAGCCATTTGGCCCCGCAAACAGCGGAGGCACTGCGTGTGCAGTTGCGGGTAACAGGCTCTACTGAAGAGCAGATTGCGGCGAAAGTAGAACACGCCTCGCGCGAGTTGGCAAGTAGCATCATCAAGAAGTGGGCAGGTACATCTGGTGATAGCAATACGAGAGCAGTAGCAATGCAGATCGCGGTCAAGGAAGAGTTCGGATTGGACGCGGCGACATTATCGCGCGTTGCTGACGATGTGCTTGCCGATGCGACGGAATACTACCAGAAGGACGCCGCCGCCTACCGCGCCTTCTTTAGGGCTCAGTACGATGAGACGCAGGAGTGGCTCGCGAAGGAAGGCATCGAGGACGTGCTGGTGTACCGGGGTTCTATCCTGAGTGAGGTGGAGTATTCCTCAGTACAATCTGCAGGGGGGGATGGTGTGATCGGTACGCAGTTGCAGCCAATGAGTTCCTTCAGCACAGAGGTGGATGTCGCTAATGACTTCGCTATGCAGGAGGGAACACGGCACGGCATCTATGCTACGCGGGTCCCTGCGAGCCGAATCATTGGTTCCTGCCAGACAGGAACAGGGTGCAAGATTGAAGCGGAGCTTGTGGTGTTAGGGGATCGGGTAGATGAAGTTCGCGTGATAACTGCGCTGCAAGAGGCACACCCGACTTCAGGTCGGCTTGTTACTAAGATGCCTTCGCGTTTGACTGCTGACCTAGCCGCCGCCACCAAGCCAATACCAGCAGCAGCGGCTCCGATACAACCCGCACATTTGCCGTCCGGCCCCAACCTAGACAATGCAAGCAAGTTTTGGACGGCTCGCCCGCCTACATCACCTATACGAGTAGGCAATATTTCGGCAGGTGAGTGGAGCGCAGCGGTTAGCAAGCAGGAGGGTGCGGCACTGCGGGCATGGTGCGAAAGTGATTGGGAGGATATTCAACGGGCATCTCGGCTGGGGGTTGACGCGGCGGAAGAGGTTGGCGATGACATACTGGAAATGCACGCTGCTGTTACAGAGGCCATCTCTCGTGCTGAACCATACGAGGGGGATGTGTGGCGGGCGCTTGTAGGGGTCCCCGATGATGAACTGACAGCGCTACAGGGGCTTCAGGAAGGCGACGCATTTGTTCTCAGATCCCTACAGTCGGGGTCTTCAGATTCCGGGTTCGCGGCAGAGTGGATTGAGCACCAGGACGGAGACGTAGCCGACTCGGTCATCCTCCATATTCGGGACAACAAGACCGGGGTGGACATTGACGCATTCAACGAGTTCGGCCAGTCAGAGGTTCTGCTGCGCAGGGATGCAACATACGAGGTCGTAGAGGTTGTCGCCAAGGAAGACGAACCGCTGGTGGTGATATTGCGTGAAGTTACCGAAACAGAATGACAAGGCGAAGTGGGAGAAGTTTGTAGGGAAGGGTTTGCGCGATGTGATCGTGGTAACGCGCAAGAAGCTGACGGCCTAACCATGCTAACCATCTACCCCGACGCCGACCTCAACAACGCCGACTGGACGAAGCAGTCCTGGGACCTCGGCATTGACAACGTGGAGGACCTCCGCGCGTGGCTGAAGCGGCAGGGCATGACCGTCGCGGCGTTCAAGGCGCTGCCCGTCTACAAGCTGAACGCCGGCAAGCTCAAGTGGCTGGAGGCGCTCTGATGGCCTGTAAGGCGAAGGCGAAGAAGACGAAGGGCGGGAAGAAGTAGTGCACTACAAGTCTCGCGTGCTGGACGTGCTCGCCGAGCACCTCCCGGACTGCACCATTGAGGAGTTCTGTGATGTGGTGCGGGTAGTTGACTTCATCGGCAGAGGCCCTGTCTTCAAGGGCAGCAAGATCGTAGTCTGCCGCACGCTAAGCGACCTCAAGCAGAAGTCGGATGACTTCATACGGGCCGCAACAGAGGTGGGGTTGTGGGAGCCGGAGGGCGAGAAGGGCTGACGTAGCGGACACGAATGAGACCAACCCAGCCGCCCCCACCAGGGCGGCTTCTACAGTTCTGGTGCACCCAACGCAGGACAGTTAGGAGGCAACGATGGCGAGCGCATACAGCGGCAAAAACCAAGTAGCGGCGCACATCACGGACGGCACGACGGATGTTGTGGTCAACGCGACGGGCGCGCTGGTTACGATGAGCGAGGCCAATCATGTCGTCACGCAGGGGAGCGCCTTTGGGGCCTCCTATCTCTTCACCACGAAAGCGGCGCTCGCAACGGCAGACCTGCGCATCACCGTGGGCACCACATCCCCCCATGTGGCCTTCGCCTGTGCCTGCGACCAGGCGGGCAACCTATCGCTCTATGAGAGTGCCGTACTCGGAACGGGAACAGCCGTGACCATCGCGAACCGGGACCGTACGGCGGCGGACACTAGCGGAATGACACTGGGCCACTCGCCGACGGTGACCTCCGTGGGTAACCTCCTGACTTCGGAGGAGGTCTGGGTAGGCAGCGGCATCGGGGACAGCGTGCTGACGCGGGACATGTGGAAACTGAAGCCCTCTACGACGTACCTCCTGCGCGTCACGAACATCTCCGGGACCAATGCTAACATCAGCCTGGGTGTCAGCGGCTACATCTAGCCGGAGGTGCTGATCATGCCCTACCCCAACGAGCACGCCTGCCGCCTCAAGGAGCCCACCGACAAGCCCGCCCGCCGCAAGGCGAAGGCCGCCTCCATCGGCGGGCGCAAGGTGGACCATATCTACCAGGAAGGCGAGGGCGGCGTGTGGGACCTACAGGCGGTGCGTTTCCCGCGCAAGGCCGGGTGGTCTGGCGAAGACGCGACCTCCTCGGCGGAAGCATGGTGTGAAGACAACGACGGGACCTTCGAGAAGATGATGGAGGAAGGAGCGCGAAGCGCCCCGCAGGAGGCTACAATGCCCGAACCCATTACCCCGACACAGGCAGCAGCCGCGATGCGCATGATGAGCTTCCCCGCCGAACTGCGGGCCTTTGAGGACACGGAGCGCGGCGAGAAGGCCCGGATCGTAGAGGGCACCGCCAGCACGCAGAGGCGCGACAGGCACAAGACCTGCATCAGCGTGATTGCGTTGGAGCGGGCGGCCCCCGGATACATGCGGAACCCAATCTACTGCTACAATCATGCCTGGCAGATGCCTATCGGGGCAACGCAAGTAGCCGAGCGCCGGGGCGAGACGATGTTCACACGGGCGCGCATCATGGGTGCGGATGCCTGCGACGAACTTGCCGACGCCGCGTGGACGCGCATCACGAATGGCGTTCTGCGGGGGCAGTCCATAGGCTGGAATGGCGACCCGCGCACGGCGGGCGCAGTAGACAAGCGCGGCGTTTTCTGGTGGGGCAAGGAGGACGGGAGCGGGGAC